TCTATCTTCGACTTCATATATAGTATAATCATACCCAAATTTTTCAATACTAGCTGTAAGGTTTTTAACTATATGCGAATAACTTGGAGTATAAAAAGCTACTATTCTCATTATTCGCCCTCTATCCTATGCCAACTATTTATTGTTTCTACATCAATATCATCCCATCTTTGAAATTCTACATCATAGGCTAGGCATTTATCCATTTGATTTGCACTCTGTTTAAAAGTTAACCCCTTTCCATCTGGTATATACATAGGACACGTTGTTAACTCTCTTTCTTTCAATTCTCCACTAAGTAAACTTGTATAGTTCACTAGGCAAATGCTGTCCTCTAAAGATCTCATTAGTTCCTCTACGTCAGCTCTATCCATTATCTTCTCCTATATCTGGCATATTATCGCCATATCTTTCTCTGCATTCTTCTTCAAATTCTGAATCAAAATATGTAGAGTGTTCTGTTATTGTTTCTTTCTTCTTTTTGCTAAATATCTTATCCCAATTATCTCTGTAAGCTTCTTCATTTCCGCCTCTGCGTTTAGAACCTTTACTCACAGTGCTCTATACCATGATAAGTTTTGTAGCATTTAACCTCTACAATTGTGTCTACCCCCGCATCCCAATGTCTTATTACATTTGCTATAATAAAGCAACAAGTAATAAGGTTAAGTAAGATAATACAACTACGCATAATAGCGACAACATCAGCTTCTCTATCGTATCCAACTTTTTCTCCTAGGGACTTTGCCCATAATCTCCATAAATTCATTATACCTTTCTCCAAGTATCTTTTTTCTTTTCTTCACAATACTCCCAAATTTTCCATGGAAGCCCCGATAAATGCAACACTCCTGCCCAGCTACAGTTAGAAGGGGGAGGTCTGCGTTCTTTAAATGGAAAAGGAATACCCTTTAACCATACAATAGTAGCAACATCTTTCAGTTGACGCTTTAATATCTTATGATAAATAAGCTTAGCATTTCTACTTTTTTCTTTTATTACAATATTTCCTTTACTATCTATAAAGGTTGTTCCTCTATGCTTTAACATACCGATTTCATCTTCAATCATATATCTTAAAGGATAGATACTTTTCATTGGCGTTTGTAATCTTCTAATCCCTAGCTCTTCGCCTTGCATGTTCTTGTCATCTAGTACTTGGTCATCTAACCAAAGTATGCCATCTAGTTCTTCTACATTATCACTATGTATTACATAAATTGGGTAATAAACTTTTTGCATGTATCCTCGTACGATGTATCAAATAACGATATTTTAAATAGTATTCTTTCTTTATCATTATTTTGTACCATATGTTCTGCTTGTGTATTTAAAATAGCACTTTTATACTTAAAATTTCCATTTCTAAAAGATACTTTAGCTGAATTATCATTTATAATCCAATTAAAAGCACACTTTGTACCCCAGTCTTTATGCCATTTTATTCTTGTGTTAGGAGCAATATAAACAAATTTCATGTTATACTTACCTTGTATATTTACTCCAAAGTGACTTTTTGCAATAGCAAGCAACTCTGGGTAGTTTATATGTGCAAAAGTATACCCCTCAACTCTTTCCTCTTTATTACCATGATGATAGAACTGTTTTCTAGTCTGCTGCATAGCTTTATCCATTAGCCATTCTTTATCAACATCCATTTCAAAAGGTAATATATTATTTCTTATTGCTTGAAATAATAATTCGTTTTGCCTACTATTTAATGTCATACATTTCCTTAAATCTTTCTCCATCAGGAATCATAACCCAGTTAGGTCTACCTGCATCATCTAGATAAGGCTCTTTAGTAATAAGTTTCCAACCTAAACGTATAACATGTTGTGCAAATCTTTCTTCCATAACTTCACACATTGTCATGTGACTTCCTGTATACTTCATAGCAGCAGCTATAGCATGTCTTTGTTCTTCTTTTGGATTTCTATAGCCGGGTACCCATGCTTGTCTACGCCATGCAGGGTAACTATAAGCTTCCCCATCATCACCATAGAAAGTTTTAAGAGTACAATACTGAGTTGCGCCCACCATTGCCTGAGGATGCATTCCCTGAACACTATCATAATGCATCAGATACCAGCCATTGTGGTCATAGTACTGTTCTAAATCTTGATAACAAGTTTCATTGTTTACTATAAAACCTTCAATTCTTAACTGTATTATTCTATATAATTCTTCTTTTGTTAGTTCTTCCCATGTTTTACTTACGCAAATTATGCTCATAGTTTAATCCTTCCTGTATTTTTAATCTTGCTTGTTTAGCTACTCTAACTGCAGAGCTCCATTCTGTACATTTACTACACTTTTTACATTGTTTATAATTATTTTCTTGTTTTATAGGAGAAACACAAGTCCAAATTTTCTTTACTAATTCTGGGTGCTCTTGCATAACTATACCTATAATTTCTGATTTAGTAAGATACTCTAATGGAAATAATGATATTGGCATATTTATAAAAGCATCCCACTTTACTCCATGCATATCATGTTGGTAACTCCATCTACTTGCAATTATTCTTTGTAGATATCGTATCTGTACTCTTTGTTGCATACTATCTTCTGCATTACCCCCATTTATAAGGTACTTAAATCTAAGACTAGGATTTCCTAAAACTAATTTAATTACATTTGTAAAAGCAAAGTCAGCAATTGGAACATTTAAATTATCCATTGGTATATCATTATATACTACTTTAAAGGGTATATTAAAATACTCCGCTATATCTTGTGTTGCTCTTGTCATTCCTTTCACAGCAGGGCTATCTCTATCTACAACTTCTGTAAATAAGAAAGGTTTATAACCTTTACCCACTGCCCAGGCAACAGCCGCAGCTGTTTCAATACCACCACCTGATGGCATTATACTATCAATACCCGAATTTTTCAAAGTCTCTTTCATAGTAATCTCTAACTAAAATTTTATTCTCTTTTGTCCATGCACCCTTCCAAGTAGGTAAGCTAGTGTTTTCATGTCTCTTTATAAGTCCTGCTGCTTCCCAGATAGTACCCTCTTCTAATTTATGTACTTCTACTTCTCCCCCTGCAACATAAAGGAACTGATGCTTTAATAAAAGACTTGCATCAAACATTGGGTTTACACATGTCAGCATTTGTATATACTGCTCAGGATTATCTAAAGATTTTGCCCAGTGTCCTTCTCTTAATGCATTAATTGCACGAGGCACCCACTTTATAAAAGAAGTGTCTACTAAATTTATACTAGAAAGATGTTTCCATATACTAGCGAATCTAGTAATAGGATTTCTTACTTGAGTAATAAACTTATAATCTCTATATACAGGGTAGTATTTATCATAGCTTGCATGCATATTATATAGTGTTTGACGGCTATTATCTCTGCCAATAACCCTATTTGTTTTAGCTTCTAATCCTGCACTCCATGATTTTTGTGCATATGTTAAACGTGAGATAGGTTTTTCCTTTTTGGCTAAAGTTTTCAGGTAAGCAGCTGACACACTAGTGCCTCCACATTTAGGTATATGTATAAAACAAATTCGTCTATCTTCAAATACCATAAAGCTTTTCAAACTTTCCTAAACTATAGTCATCTGCAACATCAAAGTCACATCCAACTGGGGAGCCTGGAATCATTAATCCTCTGTCTTTTTGAATACATAGTCTCAATTTGATACTATAATCTTCTACTAAATCTTCTCGTACTTCTGCTAGAACTGAATCATGAACAAGTGCAAATATCTTAGCATCCATTCCTGTCTCAACAATATGCTTTTGCATATCAATCGCACCTAATAAATTTATATCACTAGACACAGATTGAACGAGGGCATTTACACCACTACGAACTTCGTGAGATGCAATACCTTTATCTTTACTGAAAACATTTGGTAGTCTTCTCTTTCTTCCAAAATGAGAATAGACATAGCCATTGGCTTGAATAAAATCTTTAGTATCATCTAACCATTGTTTTAACTTAGGAAAAGCCTCGAAGTAATCATCAATAACTTCTTTCGCTTGACCTGGTGAGAAATATTCTCCACTATCCTTCGTAACCTGTTCACTAATTTTTTTCGGACCTGCTCCATACATAATACCAAAGGTAACGGCTTTTGCCTGTTGTCTTTTGGCAGGATAGAACTCTGCAACTTCTTCTACGTTTCCTGGTAGTCTGAATACTTGTTTAGCAATAGTACTGTGGAAATTACCACCTGACTTAAATACATTCTGTAACCCTAAATCTTTGGCAAGTATTGCAGCACAGTAAACCTCTGCTGTTGTTAGATCCATTGCAACTATCTTATACCCTGTTTTTGCTTTTATACAACCTTTTACAGTCGGATTATCTCTTGGAAGCTGTTGCATATTTAGTTTACCACTAGATGACAGCCTTCCGGATGTAGTTCCGTGTAGGTTAAAATTTGTACGAAGCCTTAAATCTCTATCTAAGTTAGGTATAATTTTATCAAGGTAAGTAGTTTTAATCTTAACTTTCTGTCTTATCTCAAGAATATGTTTAGGAACTTCGTGTTCTTCCGCAAGTTGTCCGAGAACTTCCGCGTCTGTGCTGTGAGCTCCAGTACCTGTTTTCTTACCCGTTGGGGTCAGATTTAAATAGTCAAATAGTAACTCTCTAAGTTGAACTGTTGAATTAGGGTTGAAGTCTGAGCCTTTAGCTGCTTCAAATGTTTTAATTTGGGGGAACTTATATAGTTCCGCTACTGCACTATCTATATCTTCTTGCATACGCTTTTGACCAAACTCTAGTCTAGTCTTATCGAAAGGCACACCATTGCTTTCTGCATCTTTTAAGAACCTTACTCCTTCAATAAGTAGATTCTGATATACCCAGTAAAGTTTACTGTTAGACTTAAGAGGTGCTTCAAACTTTTCAAATAATAGGAAAGTGACGATAGCATCCATTGCTGCATATGATTTCATAACTTCAAAAGGTATCAAGTCATAGCTAAAATCTCCTTTAAGTATTCCATGAGTTTTACAATAACTTTCTCTCCACTGATCTAATTCTTGTTCATAGTCTCCATAAGGAGTATGTTTTATTGCTAACTGTTTAAGACCATGCTTTCCAGGTTGTTCATCAAACATATAGTGCATCATCATTGTATCTTCAAATCTTGGAAACTTAAAGTTGAAATGGTACTCAAACCATTGTATATCAAACTTACTATTATGAAAGACTATTCTTTTAGTATCAAATATCTTTTGCATAAGTTGTTCGGCTTCTTCATCTATAGCTTCGCAATCTACATAGACTCCATGGTCAGGTTCATATGACATAGAGAACCCTAACATATACCCATCTCTACAATATAATGCAGATGTTTCACTATCTAGTGCGACATAATCTTTTGGGTCTGCTAGTGCTTTATTAAGATAAGTTATTAAGTCACTTGTTTCCGTAATTCCATAACATTTATCTTCACCTAATCTTTCTTGTTTTAATTCTCCGCTTACATACTTAGTTATACTCTCGATTGCACGCTCGAATTCTGTCTTTGCTTCTGGTTTGAACTTAATCATTGCGGGATTAATTAAACCTAAAAACTTAGAATCGCAAACTTTTCCATTGAACTCTGTTACCGATGTCTTTTTTGTATACATTTTGAAGGCTTCTGAACCTACAAGAATGAGCCAATCATACGCATCGATATCTATTTCTATATCTACATCTTTTTTTAAAACTTTTTTAACACTAGAATTTGAACATAGTGCATATCTATCTACCTCAAAATCGAAATATCTATCCCAGTTAGTTGATGATGCTTTTGTTTCTATTAATCCTATTTTCATTTTTCCTCTTTGTTCATGTAATTTGCTAGTTTTGTATCGCATTGTTTGTAGTTTCTATAGAAACCTTCTATCTCTTGCAACTCTATTTGTAATGTGTGCCACCAACACTTATCCATTATAGTTTTCTCAGCAATTGCTTTCTTCTTATGTTGAATTAGTACTTTTATAGCTAATGGGTTCCATGTCTTTCCACCTTTCTCCCACAGGGAAGGTTTATAATAAGTAAGAGCATATTTTTGTTTTGCTTTTCTTATAGCGACAATACTTCTGCGAAGGTGTTCCGCACAAAATTCTATGTCCCAATCATTCGCGACACATATTTCGTAATCGTATTCTGTCCAGCGTTCGTTAGCACTGGTTATATTATTCACCATATAATTGTTTCTTTAATCTTTCTATCTGGTCACGGTTTAAGTTACCAGGGTCTGTGTTTAGGGGTAAAGTTACTACCCTTGCTGACATTTCTAAGGACTCGGCTAAACCTTTGGCTGCTTCTGCAGCTCTATTACCTGCCTCATCTCCATCAAACATGATGTCGACTCCTTGTACTCCCTGCATTTTTAGTAAGGATAATTTTACCCAGTTGACTTGTTGTGTGCCAAAACAGCAAACAGTATTCTTAAGACCTTTGTCCCATAAGTTTAAAGCATCGAATATGCCTTCTACTAGAATAACTCTGTTCTGTATAAGCTTAACCTTGGCAGGGCAAAAGGGCATTTCCGCCCCGCCAGGATAGATATAGTACTTTGATTGTCCCATACTAGCTTCACTGATTAATCTTCCGATTAAGGCAACAGTTTTTCCTGTGATGTTACGGATTGGAAAGATAATTCTGCCTTCAAACTTAGGAGTGTTCCAAGTAAACGCATCCCATATACCTAGAGTCTGCTCTGATATATTTCTAAGCGGTCCACCTGACCATCTTATTCTCTCTTTAGGTAATTGAATACCTACTGTTTGAGACTTAACTTTCGTTATTGCTTCACGAATACGATGAAGCCTTACTTCCAAAGGGCTAGAAGGGGCTCCATAGTATGTAAACAAATTTCCTTTAAAACCACAGGAAAAACAGTTGAATACTCCTGTCACTCTATCAATTCTCATTGACGGGTGGGAATCATCATGTTCTGGGTTTAAGCAGAGTACAGTAGCATCCTTACCACTTATTTGATAATTTACTCCTTTCTCTTGTAAAAGTTCTTCTGCTGTCATAATTATATATAGTATATCAAATTTTTAACCCGGTGTCAAGAATTATTTTTCGTTGTTTCACTTGTATTTTGGGTCATTTCTATCGTGTTTCCACTTTAAAGTATCCCCTATTCTTTCAAATTCTCTCATATCTACTCCGTCAGGGTCTACTTTATCTTCGTAGTACATGGATTTCCAAGCTAACTCTGCCATCTGGAACCAGACAGCTACTGCTTTATCCCTAAAATCTTCATCTCCCCATAGATAATATAAAAGCCACCACTCCTTATCGAAGCGGCATACTCTTATTTGTTGGTCGTGTATTTCCGGTAGGTCCACCGCGGCCCTCATTCTTTGAGAGCCTGCAATGGGGTACCAGTTGGGCATACACAGGATGGGAGATTTGACCCCGTGCTGCCGCAGACTGTTCGTTAATTTTTCATTGGGTGGAACATTAGCAATATTTTCTTTTACTTTGTCTTGTTCTAACATCCATCCAATAGTTCTCACATACCAAGTATGTGGAGGCAAAGGTATTAGTTCAGCAGTTTCTCTACTTACTCTATCATCCGCCATTATTCATCTCCTTGTATCTTTGTGTCCATTCATCTTCATAGATTTTTCTAAATTCTTCTAATGAAGGAATAGGTACGTGTTGTAGTTTGTGCACTTCTCTTATATGTCGAGTATATGCAATCATTAATTGTTCTTCTGTGTATAGTATCATATTACCAAGGTACGTCGTTAACCTCTTCTCCTGTTTTTCCCATAGTTTCTTTCAGCTCGGCTTTCTCATCTGGGTCCATTGCTGTGTGTGGCCCGATTTTAAGTGTACTCCAATTCATCTCACTCGTGAATCCTGCAACTCTAGCATTACGCCTTTTTTGGCAGGAGAATTTCATAGCTTCTGATTGGTCGAAGTGATCTATACTATAAAAAGCATCTACAGCATTATCGACATTGGTTGAGAATTTAGCAGAACCGTCTGCTTTCGTTTGAATCGCTGTCACAGTAGTAGTATTATACTCTTGTGCCAACTGTTTAAAATATTTAGATATTTCTATCTGTTCTGTCCAGTCATACTGACCTGCTTTAACATTGCCTGTTCTTTTTACTTGGTTTAAGTAATCAATAATAATTACACCTGGATTATGTAACTTCATTAAATTCTGCCTTACAACACTAGCAATTTTTGCTGTGGTAAGTGCAGGGTCATAATAAATTTCTATTTGTGGTTTGCTGTAGTCAATTCTATTTCTGACTAGCTTTGTATGAAACTCTTTAAAGTTTGATTTGTCTAAGTTTTTATAGTCTGCTAAGACTGTTTCTCCATCTGTGAATCTATTAGCCCACCAAGCTCCTACTTTATTCCATTCATGTGGCTCTAAATTTTGATGTATTAATCTGTTACAATCTACTTCGGTTTCGATTGCTACTATTCTTTGTAGAATGTCTTTGCTATTCATTTCTATTGTAAAGTACAAAGCGCTACGACCTTGTTTTCTTATTGCACTAGCTATGTTACAACACACTAAAGACTTACCACCACCTGACTTAGCACCAAGTAGTATAAGCTCATCTGATTTGAATGAGTACTCTAGGTCGAAGTCTTGATTCAAGCCTAAAGTAATTCGTTTTTTGTATTCTTCTTCATCATCAAATAATTCTATCGTTTCCATACTCTCATTTGCATCCTGAGTATCTACTTTATCTTCTACAGACACGACAATTTCTTGAAGTAAATCAATGTTTTCTCTTGCGTCTGATATTGCGATTTGGTTTTCTACGTAGCCTTCGATTGAAGATAGAATTTCTGATTGTGTATATTGATTCTTGAGATAATCTAACAATAGGGATGCATCGACATCTGTTTCTACAGTTTCGATAGCGTAAAGTTTTTCTTGCATATCAGAAGAACGAACTTCAAGTTTAAGTTCTTCAAATGTTGGTAGATTTTTATATTTGTCAACGTGTTTGTCAACAACTTTCCACATCTTTCGGTATTCACCTTCAGGTAGATAATGTTGTTTTAATCCGTTCCAAGTATCAAAATCGCCAAGCGACAAGATTTGCTTCAGTAATGCACTTTCTAGTGTCAAATTGAATCTCCCAAGACAATTTTATATTAATAAAAAGCGATAGGCTACTGAAAGCAACCTATCGCCAAGATGAAATCAGGTATTAGCCGATATCTTTTTTAGCAGCTCCGTTATAGTCTGAGCTTTGTAGACCTCTTCTAGTAAGCATTGTTTTCACGCCTCTTACTGTTTTGCCGATTGTATCAGCGATAGACTCAACAGTCATGCTGTTAATATCTAAGTCTGCTAAAGGATCAGCTTTGCTAGAACCTTTAGTTTCTTTTTGCTTAGGAATCGCGTTGATTTCCCCAGCTCTAAGAAGTGATAAAGCTTTTCCTCTGATAGAGTTTACACTTCTACCTAGAGCTTCTGCGATATCTTCAATGAAAGCACCATCGTTTACTAATGAAACGAATTGTCCTTCTTCATCCTCGTTGTAAGACTTTACAGTCTCAACTTTAGGAGCAGGTTTAACATGCTCTGTAAGTTGCATAGAAAGGATTTTACCTTGAATTGACTTAGCAGTAAATGCTCCGCCTTCAAAGTTTGCAGCGATGTCTGCATATGTGTATGAGCCAGAGTTATCTGTTACAAAGTTACTTAAAGTAGCTTCTTGCTCATCTGAGAAAGATTTAGAAGCTGATGCTGAAGCTAGTTCAACGTCAAAACCCATCTTTCTTAATTTACTAGATACACTTCTTACTGAAGTTTCTAGTTGCTCTGCTGCTGAAGCAACAGTAGTTTGAGATATAGGGCTCTCATCCCCAACAAAAGAAGTCAATTCTGAAGTTCTTTCATCTGTCCATTTTGGTAATGCCATTTTATTATTCCTCTAATAAATGTTTTAGGTTTGTTATTATTACGACACCGCGTTCTTGCGCCGCCATTGTTTTTGCTGACTCGATTCCTGACTCATTAACCAAATGAGTACAGTCTTTAGTTAGACTTGATTTTACGATAAATCCATATTGACTAAGCACTTGCTCTGCATGAGCTTTAGTCGGATAACTTTTCAGTCTACCACTAATGCATATAACACCCTTGACCTGTTTCTTTTCTAGTATTTTATTTTTCCAGTTGAAAGGCAAGTTGTTGTAGTTATTTGGGTAGTATTCAGTTTCTAACCAGTTAATTAAATTAGTAGTTGCTTTTGGACCAATACCCGCTTCGGAGCATTTTATCTCGCTTATATCTTCAATATGAGATATAGTATTGCATAGTTTTTGAGAAGCTGATTGACCAATAAGTGGAATCGAAAATGC